GCGGCAATGTACTTTCTCCAATAAGCAGTGCTTCCTGCCGAAAATTCAGCATCAGTTGCCTTGGAAAGACCCAAATGCCTTTCAAGAACTGTTCCGGCATTACCAGTAATAGTTCCTAAATCATCAATAAGAACAATGTGGACTTCATCAAATCTAGATCCTCTTGGTTCTGCAAACGCCGAAGTTCCGGGAGGTTGTGCAATACTATTCCATTGAATGTTGGAATTAGTCAAAGTAATGTATTGTTGACTAAACCAATCAACTTCGCTAGTATAAGATGTAGATCCAAGAGCAACCAAAGCACTGTTGTCTATTCCGGTTGTTACGATGCCAACAGTTCCACTTTCAGTAAAGCAATAAGTTCCGTCTTGCTGATAATCAACGGAAGTTTCTGTGTTTCCGGATGATACCTTACTTAAAATCTTAACTGAAACTGATCCAGCACCAATTTCAGTAATAATTCCTTTTAGATAATAATCGGTTAGTGATACACCAATTCCCGAAGAAGTGTCTACTTTTCCTGTAAGAGATTGAGTTATGCCATAACCAACTTTAGCAAGCGTGGTTACGATTCCACTTAAAATTTGGTCTGCTTTGCCATCAATGATTCCCATTTTAATGCCGTTTGCCCAAGAACCGGGATTTCTTGCTGCAACTACGACATTAGTAATAGTATTCTCATCATATCCAAGTTCTTCATAATTATCTAAACTTTTAATCTTGACACTACTTGCGGTTCCGACAAAAGCATTTTTGAGGTCAGTGTCGTCTGCTCTGATTACTTGTAGTGATCCACCATAAGAAAGGTAAGATGATGCAACCATCCAACTTTCATAATGCCTATCTGTAGCATAAGGTTGTCCAAAATTATTCAGTAAATCATTTTCGCTTTCAATTAAAGTAGGCGAATCTACAGGTCCTTTTGCAAATGGTGAAACAATTGCTCCCATTTGAGTAGCTCCTGGTTGAACCCTACCAGAAGTAAGATCAATTTCCTTTACTACGATTCCAGGAGATGCTAAATTTAGTGGCATCTTTGTTCTCCGTGTTATCCCGATTTATTCTAGAAGTATTTATTAAAAAGTTTATTTTCATTGGGGAAACGGTCAATGAACAACTTACCAGTCAGGATAATGCCAATTGTGAGATTGTGTATGCTTTTTTCTATTTTTAGTAATTCTTGTTTTGGTGCATTCCTTACATTCGTAGGCATATGCAGAAGGAAGGGCACCCTTTCCTTTGCGAGTTAGATAATAATCATCAATCAAACTTTTTGTTTTTTTACATATTCTACATTGACGTTCTAAAAAAAGTAGGTGTTGAGTATTGATTTGATCATCAATATCAAAATTCATTATTGGTAATCCCACATATATGAACGATCACCATATTCGTCGACATTCCATATTTCTTGAGATTCGAATTTATTTTCTTTTGTGGCAATCAACCACCTATCACCTGTTTCTTTCTCTATAAAGACACTCATATCTTCCAATCCGTCTGAAATAAATCCAAATGGTGCCATATCCTGATCTATTTGATTTTTTTGTTCTTCATATATTCTCTTACGAATATCATTATTAGTCATCTCCTTAAAATAATTTTGAGCGACTAACCAGGCAAAAATTACCAAGCACATCGCAAGGTCGTCATTACAACCTTCCTCGGCTTCATACGAGTTATGTCTTTGAGTAAATGTTGTAAGCTCACTAATAATGTCATAGTCACTTACAAATAGTTTATCATCCTCAATAAGTAATTTTAAGTTGGAGCATCCCAACTTTTTAACTGCCGCAGTCGTTCTGATTCCAAGTTGAGATTTTTTACCACTAAATCCAGTTCCAACTAACTGCCCAGCTCTTCCTCTCATAGCACACATTAAGATATTATCATATTCTAAATCATAATGAAGAATATTAGCGACCTGATCTCCAATATCATTAACTTCTATAAGTAACCAGGCATTATCATATCCTTTTGCAACTTCATTTATAATGCTGGGAAATAGCATCGGTTTAATTTCATTATTTTTATATTTTGCCACAACTCTATAAGGAAACTCTGTAATATCAAAAACAACAAATGCTGAATAGTCATTGCCCATTCCACGAGCAACATCGACTGTAATCAAATAACTATGATCTTCTTTTGGTTCCTCATAAACATCAAGACCTTTACTTCTTTTTAATGGATCATCATAGACTAATATTTTAAGTTTGGATG